GTGAGTGTGCCGCGTGATTACCAAATAATTAAACGGAATGGGATCTATTATTTCCGGTTTCGAGATCCTGTTACCGGGAAAGTCCTGTCAGGGAAGTCATCTCGTCTACGAAATCGTGATGCAGCAATAGCTTGGGCAGTCCATGAATATGAGAAGATAAAAGCAAAATTTGGATCTTCCACCAACCCATACCGAGACTGGGCAGCGAAGTTCTTCACTTCCGAATGCCCTCATATCTCAAGAGTCCTGAACGAGGGGAAGACCTATGCCGATTCAACCAGGGACGACAACAGGAAGTATCTTGAGATTCTCCTTGAGGATCCTATCGCAGATATTCCCTTGAATGAGATAACCAGGCCCGATGTAGTGGAGCTGCAGGATAGATTGGTGCGGAAGTATGGAAGGACCAGGAAGACACAGATGTTGTATTCCACATTTCGGATCACAATCAATGAGGCAGCGTACCGAGGGAAGATACCCATAAGCCCTTGTGCTGGATTGAAGCAGATCTCATACAAGAAAAAGCCCCGGCAGGCTCTCGGAAAGGAAGATATGGAAAAGTTCCTATCCAAGGAAAATTGGGATAATGAAACCCACTGGAAGATGACGATGACGGCTAGATACACTGGAATGAGGGCAGGGGAGATTCGTGGATTGTGCTGGGAGGATATCGACAAGGCGAAAAAGCTCATCTATGTCAGGCACAATCTACCTCAGAATGTGGGGATTGAAGGGCTTACGGATCCTAAATGGGGGAAGCGGAGGATCTACCCTTACACGAAAGAGCTATCCCAGATTCTTGAGTCTGACAGGAAGAAGGAAGGGCTTGTATTCAACACGGACTGGAAGCCTATCGATTACTGGGCTTGGCTGGATTCGGTGAAGGATGCGCGAAAGAAATCCGGCGCCAAGGGTGGGATCCACGCCCTGCGCCACACGATCAACACAGAGCTCGCGTCGAATGGTGTGTCTCGTGATATTAGGAAGGCTCTTTTCGGGTGGTCAAATGATGCGACGGCGGATGGATATACTCATGCAGAGATGTTCGAGATCTCCTCCTACGCCCCGCTCATCGAAGCTACCGTATCACCAGATACACCGAAACCCCGGCGAAAGAAATAGCTACCACCCGCCAAAACCAAAGCTCAAGGTACTGCCGGCGCAGCTCCGTGGTAAGCTGGGTCATACCGTTTTCGTAATACTTCAAAGATGTCTTTAGCGAATCGTAATTGGATGAGACCCCGTTCGTAATCACTTCTTGCTTGACTGATAGCTCCCAAGCCTTCTCTGAGAGTGCGCTCGATTTCTGCGTCCATAACTCTACGCTCTTCATCCAGTTTTCGACGCTCTGTATCCAAGGCCCGAGCTTCTCGAAGCTGGTTATTGAGCTCGTTATTGCGTCGCTCCCAATCTGCCAGAGTAGACTCATATCCTGCCCGCTCTCTTGCTGAGTTCCGTCCAACGATCCAGGTTGCTGTGCTGGCGCCAAGGATAATGCCAATAAGGCAAGCAACAATACAAAGCTTAACCTTTTCATTCATGACTTCTCCTTTATTTCTCTTCTTTATCGAGTTCCGGGCGGTAGTATTTTGCCCTCTGCCAGGAATCCGCGACCTGGACTCCGCCATATCCTACGGCTCCGAATGCGATAGCTCCCACGATTGTGGATCCTACACCACTTGTCAGCACGTCTGGCGCGACAACCAGTGTGAGTATATAAATGCTTACAAGCACGAACGTCATCGATGCCCATGCTTGCCACTTCTTCCCCTTCATAGGTAGTCCTCTGGGTTCACTCGCTTTTCAAAAACATCGAGGCGTTTTGTGCTGTGGTGTATTTCCCAGTGAACGTGCGCCCCGGTTGAAAAACCAGCGTTCCCTACCGGCGCCAGGATATCTCCTTTTTCTACTTCGATCCGTTTCGTCATGAGAATGTGGGATACAAACCGGTCCTCTTTTGCTGTCTCAAGGTAGTTGTCATACTGGAACTGCACCGTGGCTTTTGAAGACCCATCAATAACTACCTCAGGCCAGAAATGCGCGAGTATATGGAGGCGGCCAGTCCTTCTCTCCTCTATCGTGATAATCGCCCCGAAGATGTCCGCAAAGTATTCTCGCCATGGCATGTCTAGGATGAGGCGTTTTTCTTTTTCGTGGTCCCATCCGCCTCCTGGCGCTCTAAAAATTGCGAACCCTTGGGCGATCCCGTCTACGGGGCTGCGAACAAGACCATCGCCGCCGGCGATATCTATCGCTCCATGTATGTGGTTCCTTTTTTCTGCCGGGACTGATAAAGGACGCTTATCAGTAAATCCTGCCGTGATTTTCCCTCCCTTTATGACTTCCATCATTTCCCCCTTGATAGCAGGACGGTAATAATTGTCGCCGCGTTGCCGATCAGCGAAACAACTATTGCACCGTAAGTTTTGATCCGCTCTGCGCGAATTGTGCTCTCGTCCTTGCGCGTTTCCTTGTGTGCGACGATGTGCGTTTCCAGTTTTTCCCGTTGGTCATCGAGGCACCCTTGCAAAATAGAGATGGTGGTTTTTATTTCTGGAATTTCGACTTCTGCCATTTTGTTTACCCTCGACCTGAGACCGTTGTCTCTTTTTTTGTCATCGCCCCATACAACAGTTGCAAGTTCATGGTGCGCCAGTTCTAATTCAGATATCTTCTCGTTAAAGCTCACAGGTCCCCCCATGTTGTTAGTTTTTGTGCGCATGCTGTTTTCCCTCATCTTGAGCCTATCCTGTGCTTTGTTGCATTAAACTTTGAATTTCGTCCTGGATACTATTGATTCTCTGCCGCTTTTCCTGCCGTTCTGCCAGCACTTCTTCTGGTATCGGTTTGCCCGTTTCCGCGTATCGCACAACGTACCAGTCGGTTAGCGCCAAGTCTTTTCTCAAGTTTTCTATCTCCGCTTCCAGCGGTTGTATTTTGTCGTATGGGTCCATCTCACCACTCCACCAAGACCCAGCCGTCACCGCCTTTACCACCGGCAGCTCCAAGCGCTGTCGTTCCTCCTCCTGCGCTTCCTCCAGCACCACCAGCGCCGACAGTGACCGTTATACTCTGTCCATAGACCTCAGTAATCTTGAATGTTCTCTGTCGTAAAGCCCCGGCTCCACCACCAGCTCCAAATGCACCACGTCCAGTTGTCAAAGAGTCAGTGAGTTTACAAGCATAACACCCGCCTGACGCACCACCGCCGCCACCACCATAAGCCCCTGCTTTTCCTGTTGCGCCGTTCGATGTTTTTGTCCCGGATGTTGGCACTGTTACTGAGTTTGATTTCGATGCTCCCGCAGAGATTGCCGGAATTTTCGTCAAGGCTCCCGATGCGTTTGATAGTTGAACGCTTGCATCGTACAAACCAGCACTGGAACCTCGCGCTCCACCAGCTCCAGATGTCCCGCTGGTTACGCCAGTTCCTTTCGTATTCCCTGTGCCGCCATTTGCGCCGTTATATCCGCCAATATAATCAGACGATGCACCGTTTTGCCCGCTTCCGCCTGTTCCTCCTGTAGCTCCAGTCCCAAGGCCACCTGCACCACCGTTTGCGACCACGTATGATCCGAATGACGATGCCCCGCCGGCACCGCCATTGTTGCCATCGTAGACAGTGATTGCGTCCCCAGAACCGTCTACTCCGCCGCTACCGCCTCCGCCTCCTCCGCCGCCGATTGCGGTTACTCGTACCCACTTGACGTGTGCAGGGACAGCCCATGTCCCCGATGAGGCGAAAAGCTGTCGGCGAGTAAATGATGGCGTTATTTGGTCTGGCTCAACGTCGTTTATAGCTCCCTTGATTTTCCCGTTCGCACCAATCCAGACACCCTCTTGCGAGGGGTTTACCTCAGTCCCATTCTGGTCGTATCGCGTACCCGCGCGGATTGAGCCGGTTATCATGGCGTATTGTGCATAAATAAAATTGACAAGCAAAGTCTCAAAACTTGTCGCCCCTGTGCCAATATAATCTGCCGACTGTCCATAGCCCTGTCTGACGGCATCGAGCACGCCAACCATGCACCGCATGATTTGGTCTTGTGTCGGGGTGGTTTGCTTTGTCCATGTAGACGCGACGTAGGCATAAATACCACGCTCCGATTGTGTGGCAGAGTATAAAACCACAAGGTCTCCAGCAATCATCCCCGTGATTGATCCGCGGTTTGCATAGCTGTAAAGCCCGAGGTAGCGAGGAGCATCTTGACCCGCCTGCCCTTGTGGCCCTGTCGGGCCTTGTGGCCCTGTCGGCCCTTGGGGGCCTGTTGGGCCATCGACAACTATCGGGATAATCTCCTCATCTAGTAGTGTGCTTGTTCCGCCGGCAAGATAAAGCCTGCATCGGAGTGCCTTTATTCCTGCGCTCGGCGTGTATGTCTTTGATGTCTCGTTGCTCGCTGACGTGTACTTATCCGTGTACGCGGATCCGTCAGTCGTCTCCGCTATGATAAATCGCCCGGAGTAGTCTCCTATGACGCCAGCAGATGCAGACCTTTTCCCTGTAAAGGTTATTGTGCTTGGTGTGTAAACGCCTGCTTGTGATTTTTGGATAGCATCTGCGCTTGATACCAGCCAGAATGCGGCCCCGCCTTTTGCCTTCGCTATTGTGAACCTGCGCGTCAAAGACGGGTATCCTGTCCTACTCGCGGTCAGGTCAACATACCCGGAGTCAACCGACATAGCTGTCACGGTATATGTCTTGCCTGACAAAGATCCGGTTACTCCGGTTGACGGGCTGGCTGCAACCGTCCAGTTCGCCGAGTCGTCAACGCCCATCTTGTAAATACTCATGGTCGTTGCACACCCGGCAAAGTTCCCATTGTTGCCATCTGCGTCGGTCGGGACAAGGTGGCTATCGTTGGACAAGTTCGCCGTCAATCCTTGCTTCCCAGCGATTTCGGTTTCCAGCGCCTGCGCCGTTGATTCAGCGGTTACCCAGAGAGTGAGCCATGTCGCTTTTGTGATGTTAATGTTGGTATTCCATGTGCCTGCAAGCACGACGCCCGGGGAGCTGAAAAGATACGCTCTCAGCGCCTCGAGGGCGTCATAAAAAGCCTTTGATGCCGTGCCTGCTGTTGTCGGTGTCCAACCGCTCACGGCGTTTGCAGAATCGACAATGCGTTTATATCGTCCATCGGTAGTAGGAGCTGTCGGCAAGGCGGAAGTAGCCGCTGTGTCATTGTACCATTCGCACCATCTACCAAGTGCAAGAAGTTTTTCCTGCGGGGTTATGATGCTGTCATTCGCCATCGCCGCAAGCTGTGAATCTGTTGCGACTGCTTTGTTTCTGGTGTCGTTTCCATTCGGAATGTCTGAAAGCTCCGGCATAATCTCGACAGTGACCGCTCCGACTACGGTAGTTCCTGCCACGCTATCGTAATTTACAAGAACGAGCGGCCTGAAGTATCGGCTATTCGTGTGAAGCTTTCCGGGGCTTTCCGGTGTCGGGCAATCGCTTGTCGTGCCTGATGAAGCTGTTCCTTTCAGGTAGCCAACATACTTCGTCCATGAGCTACCAGGGCTGACGCCCGATGCCGCTATATAATGCTGGCTTGAATAGCTGTTTGAACCACTTGCATTAACGAGCGATACGCCGTTCGAAGCGACACCTGCCACACCAAGATATGTTGTCCCTGTCCCTGCGGTTCGCTTTACGTAAAAGGTGAGCCTGTACAACTTGTTCGCATCAAACGGGATCTTCTGCTTGGCAATCATCCAAGTTTGGTCATTGCCAGAGTTGTTCCCAACCGTCAGCGCAAGAGCCCCAGATGGAAGTGTAGAATCAGTAGCAACCGACATCTCTCCGGAGCCTGCGTAGTTCACCCATCTGGACGCCCAGTCCCCGTCCCAAATCTCGACAAACTGGGACGAGACCGGGTCATTGACGTCGTAAAGCGTTAATTGCCCTGTCGAAACGACACCCATTCTTACCTCTCAGACGTTCGGGTTGATTGCGTCGCAGAAAACAGTGCCGAGGCCGTCAATATCATCGCCAGTGACGGCAAGAGCGGCCGCCCCCGAGGTAGTCTTCTGGCCTGCGGTAGCTCCGTTCCCTGTATAGAGCCAGAGTTTGCCACCAGCATAGTCGCTCGTGCTGGCAGGGTAATTATTAGAGAAACCGTTGACTGGGGCGCGAATCGTGATTGCAGTCGTTGTCGCAGAAGCGACTTCGAAGCTTTCAATCTTGAGGCCGTCGGCTGATATAACTCTGATGACATCTCCAGCGGAAGGAGCAGAAGATAACGCCACAGAGATTTTAAAAACCGCACTCGAACCGGTTGTATGACTTGAAATTGTCTTTGCCGCGCTCGTTCTTGCGGTATCGATAAAGCCAGACTTTTTGCCGTTCTTGTCGTAAAGTTTCCATGTGAAGGTGTAGTTGGTAATATCTATCTTGGTATTGCCATACCACACTTCCGGCGTCAGGTTTTTTGTCCCGTTGCCGTTCTGGAAAACATTCCCGTTTGCGGCATTGATTCTGACATCGTACGGGTCGGAAATGTCGTAAACCTGGAAGTATGCCTGATAAATGTTGCCTTCTGCGTCTTTTGCTTTGACAAGGTACAGTCCAATGTCAACGACAGCATCTTCTCGCACCACCAGTGATTTTACATCTGCCCATGTACCGTCAGCCGGCGCTGACGCCGTGTTCCCAGCGGTGTTCTTGAAACTGTACTTCCCTGCCAGAACGTCTGCGTGATTTGCGTCGAGCTGGTCTGCGGCGGCATACGGCGACTTGAACCACTGATATGTAATACCAGTATCATCGATTCCTGCTTGACGCATCAGGTTTGCGGTAACCGTTGCCGAGTTTTTCGTTCCTCCGGTCGGGTTGCCCTCGATGACAAGCTGTCCAACAACCTGCACATAAACCGCATTGCTACCAGCTTTAACGCAGTTTAGCGTAATCATCGCATTGACGTGGGTAACAAGAGAAGTTACCGGATCCGTGTAATCTCCCTCAAAGTACACGTTGTAGATCGGGTTCGCCTTGTCGATGTTTGTGTTTTTTGTAATGCTCGACACATTCGTGCCAAGGTCATTACCGCCCAGTGAGGTCCCCCACTTTCGGTTCGTCAGGCTGTTGACAACGTTTACACCTTTGACGTAGACATACGCCGTCAGTACGTTTGCGGTGCTCGTGTAGTCAGGGTTGTATGAAGTTACTGTCTCTTCACTCGTGTAAACCTGAGTAAGCCCTTTACTTGCAGAAATAAACGCGGTAACCGGAGCCGCATCATTGTGGTCGTATAGGGTTATCTGGCCTGTACTTACAACGCCCATAGTGTTCCTCCGTTATTCCAAAATCTCAACCTTGTAGGTTGCCCGTGCATATATACTGTCGGTTGTAACTTCAACCGTGCGGTATCCTGAAGCATGATTAAAATTCCATGTATCGTCGTCGTTCGGCGGTGATTGTGGAAACCTCGAGACCCGCGTCCACTTGAAAGCCGAGTCAGGGAGCGTGTCGGTAATATCAATGCCATTCCGGAAACAATGCGGAATCAGCGTTGTAGTTGTATTCTCGCCCGGCTTGAAAACGTCTCCGTTAGTGCTTTCGATTATGGTTGTTAGGTTGGACCTGATGCACCATTCCCAGTCGGAGTCGAAGAATTCTCCGGTGCCCCTGGTTTCTTTGCTCTGGTAAAGTATGCCGTTTGAAATCCATAGGTCTCCGCGCTTGTACGGACCGACAGGTTGGTCGTAGAATACTTTTGAGACTGTCTCTGCGATCTCATTGAATGTCGTTACGAACACCTCGGTGTTGATAACCTCTCTGGCTATGTAGTATCGTTCAAATTTAGATGCTATCTCAGCCTTATCTACGGCGGTCGCTGTTTTCATATCTTGGAGGATTCCTGGTGTTACTATTAAGCAGTCTTGCAGGGCTTGATATGCTAACTCGTACAGCTGGACTTCTTGGCTTGTCTCAGTGAGGCCATTGTCGATAGCCCTGGAGCGTATTATGGGGTACTCCGTCTTGATCTCTGCCCAAATTCTGGCAATGGTGAGCTTTTCGGTTGGTTCAATAATTCCGTCGGAAAGAACAGCATCCAAGAAGTTCTTGAAATCAGCCTTTACTGATTGAGCTTCTGTCCGAGACTTTTGTACTTCGGTTGCAATGCGAGAAAGGCCATAATTTTGTATCTGACCAAGGATCTCAACATTGCCGGTGAACACTTTGTCACCGTCTACTTGCTCCTGGTATTGCATTCTCTCCTAGAGAGGTTCATCACGGATACCATGGCAAAGAGGAAACTTTTACTCAATCACCTTTTCGTCTTCCAATTAGTGCTCCCCAATCTCCTTCGAAAATTACTCGGTAATATTCCTTTATGGCGGATGTTGGAACGCCGACAAGCATTCCAGATCCTTCCATGAGCTTTATGAACGCGGCTATTCTCTTCTCCTGGTCTTCTGAGGTCGCCATCATTCGTGCGCCATCGAATACTTTTTTCACACCGGGGAAGATCTGGTCGTCCCGGTAGAACCTATCTCCCGTGATTAGGCTTTCGACGTACCCTGCGGCCATCGATCCAACAAATGGAATGGTTTCAAGGGGAACTGATGCAGCTCCGGCAAGGAACTGCTTTGCCTTCTTCGTTTCATCATCGTCATCGTCTTTCGGAGCGGTAAGGACAGCCATGAGCCCCATTACAGAGAGATAGCCTGCGACGATGGCAATGGATCTTCCCTTGTGGCCGGATCTCCATTCATTCTTGGTGTCGTGGAAGAGCTGGTTGTAAATCACGTTTAATGGGGTCTGGAACTGGAATAGGAACCTCTCTAGCTCCGAGTCCTTCTTGAATGCAGGGGAAAGATCCTGGTGCCGATAGGTTGGCTGTGTTTCTATCATCACTTTGTCTGCTTCTTTGATCGCTTCCTTCATGATCTCTTCTTCGGTCATGGAAGAATCTTTCAATTCCACAATTTTCTTCTCGTAGACTGCCATCCATCCAGTAGATACAGACCATAGATCAGACCACTCCATAATTGCACCTGCTGCAGCCATAGCGTTTCGCTTTAACTTGTCAGGGGTCTTGTCAAGATACTGCTTGATGTACGCATCAGTGGGATTGATCACTCTGTGACGGATAAAGGCAGAATGTTGTTTCGCAAAGGAAAGGGTTTTCATAAACTCTGCAGGATTTAGGTTTTTCACCATCCTGGAGACCATGAAATGCCCTGCATAAGGCAGGTATGGAGCTGGTGACGTGATAAGCTGAAATACTCCCCTTGAGGCTCGATATCCAAGATAAGCTACGCCCAACGGTCCTCTTAGGGTCTTGAACACCCTATCGATTCCCGCAGTAGGCTTGTTGAAATCGGCAAAAGCCTTGGGATTAGCGGCCTCTGAGATCCATCTATCCACATAATCCAGGACGCCTTGACCGTGATAGAGCCTTAGTTTCTCACGGAATCCAGCAGCACCTCTGGCATTCTTCCACACTGAATTCATGTCAGAGATGTATCTTGCATAGGCAATGTAATGTTCTTGCCTCTCAATGCCACGCCTATAAACTTGGTACGCATCTAGGGATATTGGGCTTTGATGTCTGGGACCTATCTCGATTCTGTTGATAGTTGGCTGTTTACCAACACTCCGCTGCGCCTTAGCTGCCCTTGCCATTACCTGGTCGATTACTTCCTCTGGTGTGTCTCCCTCGCCAGATCTCATCTTCCTTTCATGGGGGAAATAGACGCCCTCTTTTTCAGGGATTCTGTTTTCATAAGTATAGGTGGCCTCAGCAATGCGGTCAAATTCGTTTTCTCCATCCTTTATTAAGTAGTTAGCAAGCTCTATCTCCTCTGGCCGTAAAGTTGAAATAGCTTCCTTGATATACTGCCGATTCTGCAGAGCCTTATCGTAGAACTCTTCATCAGTAAGATTTTCTCTGTCGTCCTGAGTCATCATATTGCCATAAACAATGGCAGCTTCCGTTCTAGCGTTTTGGCTCCCGATATAGAGCGCAATAGTTTCCCACTTGGATATTGTCTGATCTCCCAAGGCTACCTTATCTAGGTACATCGCATCTCGGTCAAGGCCGAGCTCCGCCATCTTTTCTTCTATGCCAGCAATACGTCGGTCGAAATTATCCTTTTCGTTCCTGAATGCCTCACGCTCACCTTCAACGATGGTTTTATAAAAGGCTCCTTCTCTTCCACCATCAAGTTCTTTCGCCACCCTGTGAATTGTTTCAAGCGAAAGGTCGAAACCCTTAAAAATGCCTTTATCCTTTCGCATTTGTTCAGCATTTTCACGGGTACCATAATAGTATGCCGGACGCTCCTTCCCTGTTTTTAATGCGGTTTCTTGCAGCTTCATACGGATCTTCGATCGCTTTGAGGACTGCTCCATGATCTTTGTCTGGTAAATAGTCCTCCCTAAATCACGCAATCCTTCTATTTCTTCATAGAGCATTTGGAGATCTTCAAGATTCCAGAGGTTTAATGGTTTCCCTGCAGGGCTGGTAAAAGGCCCTACTTCTTTTCCTTCTGCCAATCTTCGGAAATATGGATCAACAAGGGCTTGAAGTTTCTTTATCTCAAGTCCCACCTTGAAATCGACCCCCTTGGAGACCGGTCGTGTGATTTTGGTAGCGTAATAGATTTTTAGATCACGTTCAGCACGTTTCGCCTTCTCAAGAGCCTGCTTTTCTTTAAGCTCTTTCGTTGTTTTCTTGATAGCTTCTTTCTTTGCAAGATATGCCGCATTTTTCATCGCCGCTTGAGGGGATAGAGCAGATGTTCGTTCTATGATCTGTGCTTCAAGATCCTTCTTGTGTTCCTCCATCTCTCTGAGCTTTTCATTGTCTCTGCCATTCAGCCTTGATTTTGCACGTTCCGCCCAGATTTTTTTGTCGAGATCTCTGACTTGTCGTTGCATATCGACGATCCGCTTTTCCGCATAGGAGAATCGCTCCTCATACTCCTTGAGATCCTTCTTGCTTTGTTCGAGCTTATTGCGGATCTTCATAGTTCTTTCGGATAGCTTCTCTGCGGAGTCCTTCACATTCTTGTAAGCATCATTTGCCTTTAAGTTTTCCGGAAGGTTTTCGATAGCTTCCTTGTGCCTCGCTTGAAGGATGGAAATATCCGGTGCGCTTCCAGAAATCTCGAAATCTTCCTGCTCTGTCTCAGGCTTCATTCCAATGAGTTCTTGGTATCTGGCTCTCCACCTGGAAGCGTACTTTTCAATGAGAGCTTGAGTCCTGCTTATTGTGGCCGGAGATACTTCCCCGCCTGTGGCAAGCCTGTAGGAGGTGGCGTCTACTACAGAGAGATTCTTCCTCGGCACTTTCCTGTCATAGAGATCCGCACCGTTCGCCATGAGGAAATTCATGAGCTTTTCACGGTCTTGCAGGAATGTAATAAATTCCTCATCTGATGATGCTGGCCCCTTCTTTTGCTGTGATTCTACCCAGGCTTTCTTTATCTCTTCTTCTCCCTCACCTTCAGCAAGGTAGGCGTCTTTGAATTCTTGGTATGAGTCAAACTCAGACGCCTCTTCAACAAGAGGCTCCATGACATATTTACCTATATGCGTCCTGTCATACCCGCGCCCAATTCGATAAGTATAGTGATCAGGAATTTGAGATATCTCGCTAAAGGCACTAGTAAAAGATCCGCGTTCCTTATTGATAAACATTATGTCTTGATAAACATTATATTTGCCTCCATCACCTCTTGTGTCGATCGCCTTTAACTTTGCAGCATTGTATTGGACAAGATCATCTGTTGCAAAAAATGCCCTTGAACCACCAGATTCTTTAACAGCCTGATATATCGCCTTCGGATTGATATTATTCCATACTCTCCATTCAAGTATTCTTAGGTGATAATCGGTAATTATTAGCGTACCACCAGTTCTGTCATTCATTGCCGATAGCGCGTACTTTGCAGCAGTATCCGGGCTGTCTATTTTATTGCCGCTCGCTGGCTTGTAACTATCGGAGTTTGGCGTGTAGTGTATTTCTGGTGCTCTGTAGGTAAGCTGAGCAACGCCGCTGAATGAATTCGTGTCACCATTTTTCATTAGTTCATTGTCGATTACTCTTGCAACATCATGGTCAAGCACAATATGAGCCTTAAAAGCATCCCCGAAAATCTTAATATACTCAGCTGTAACATGTATGTCATTGGTAGATGGGAGAGGATCCCCTGATGGATGATTGTGCATAAGATATACCTGGGTCGCTCCAAGTCTCTTCATCCGCTCTTGCATGTAATAAAGGTTCTTCTCAGAACCAGATAGTGAATATTTGAATTCGAAGGCAATAGTACGCCCAGCTACGCCAGATGACATTGCATTGTGTGCGATAATTTTCCCTGTGTCATCGAGATAGATAAAATGGAAAGATTCTATAGTTGAGTTTCGATATACTTGAAAAAGCTCGGCAATGTCCCGAGGTCCTGATATAGTTTGTCCAACGAAGCTAACACGTCGCTGTCCTTTTCGGTTTTCTTTAACCTGCGGATGCAAACTTTTGCCTGATGGACCGAGCAAGGAAGATACAGCGGTCGTTCTCCGTCTATAATTCCGAGCTCCATCATTATTTTTTGTTCCATCATTCGGGATTTCGCTACGGTAAGCAAATAGGTCTCCAGGGTCGCTTTGTCCAAAGAGATCGAGTTGCAAACTCTTGTTTGCTTTTTCATATTCCTTCTTGCTCCCATATATCAGTGTAATCGTTTTATCGTCATATTCAAAGAGTTCTAATTGATTTTCTTCTTTCTGCGCCATGTCTCCCATCTGGTCTGAGGTTAGCTGGAATTCCTGTTCAGGAGAAGTTATCTTCCATGATGACGTTCCACCGAATAGCGGGGCGGTATCGGTGAAAAGACCAACAATAGCGGAAGTTCGATCCTTGTACCGTTCAATTTCTACGAGTTCATCATCGATATACAGATTGATGTCCCACGATCGTGAACCATCTTTTGCCGGAACAAGGGTAGCTGAATACTTTCCATTTTCAGCCGTTGATTGAAAACTAACGTTTTTTGTTTTTGCATTTTCAAGAGCCGATATAAGAGCGTTATTATTGTTGATGATAAAATTTTTAACATCATCATTGAAAAATGAGTCCAAATTGTCAGCAATGAGTTTAGTAATCTCATTAGCTTTGATGATCTGTTGTCGATACTCAGATTTATCAACACTAAGCCCGTACTTATTTTCAGAATTTTCAAATAAATACTGCCCTTCTGGGACAGCACTTCTCATCTGGTCGGTTATCGGAATAGCGTGGACGGTATAAGCAACTTTGCGTGCAAAACTTTGTGCTTTCTCAATGCTGTCAAAATACTCTTTTTTTTCTAGCTTGCCTTTGTAGTAAGTGACAAAATACTCAGGTGCATCTGGATCTTCATAATCAGGCTTGTATTCAACCTGTGCTGGGATAGCCAAATCAACTACTTGGCTTCCCCATTTTGCCCCATACTTATTAGCAAATTCAACAAGGATCTTGTCGTAGAATCCCCGCATTCCATCACCACCAACCACAATATCTTTTCCAGGTAGCACTTTGATCTTTGGTGTAAAATTTATAGGCTCTCCATAAGATCCAGCTTTTCTTAGGCTCAAATTTCCTTCATTGTTTATAATTTTATTCGCTATCTCTTTTCCAAAATATCTTTCAATATCTGATGTAGATACAGCTTCATTATTAAATAAATCAATCGATAACCCAGAGTCATCAAACACAGAAATTCCCCAAAGGTCTTCACCGAGATTCCAATAAGCTATTTCTGAAATATGTTTTGAAAGATCATATCGACTCGCTTGCTGATCTCCTGTTGTCCAGGCCATATAATCATATCCATTCTCGACTGAATCTTTGAGCATCCTCTTGAACACAAATTCATGCCAAGTTTTCTGAAATGGCGCTGGAGGTGCAAGCTCTGATTTTTTCTTTCCTACCGCTACTGCTATTGCACTTTCTGTATCAAAACTAAGATTTTTATATTCCTTGAGTTTTTCAATAAAATTTTTATATTCAGTCGAATTGATTACATTTTCATATATATCAGAATACTCACTGTTGCCTTTTTTGATTGTTACTGCCCATGAGTCTTTCTCGTTTTTCAACCATAGAGTGATTTCATTTGGGTAGAATACATTAAAAGACACAACATGGCCGTCGATTTTTACTTTTTCCCTTGCATAAGACCTAAGCTCTTTATTTTTTTTCCACTGGGTATAAGAGTCACCGAATTTTTGAAGCATATACGCATCAATATCATTGTGATAACCAAAGCGTCTTCCTTTCTGGTGCCAATCTGATTGTATTTCTTCAATAAACAGCGCCCTTTTGCCTTCTGGTAAAATCCTATCATCAGCACGGGCGTGAGCTACAACGTTTTTCTCATCCCAGTGACTACTTTTGAATTGACCAATATTTTTATTGGCAAATGCCCCTGAATTATCTCTCGGAAGAGTAAATAATATTTCTCTATAGTTTTCACCACCGGGTAGGGTGTATTTCGAATAAAGAGTCTGTCGAGAGACCCCTGTTTCATCTATATCAGATCTAGCAATTTCAGCAAGCGACATCTCATTTTCTTGCTTGTTTAGCTCTTGAATCTGCAGTTTGTTCTCATCAATGAACTTAATGACCTCCTGTGGAGTTCTCTTTTCATCAGTATCAAGATAATCATCAAGACCCGTCCACCTGAGTTCATCTTGCTTAACACCATTGGCTTGCAGGGTTTTCAAAATCTGACGCCCAGGCATCACCCCTTTGATTTTTTGCTGTACTATTTCATCAGCTTTATATTTCCATGGGGAAACATTCTGAGTTCCTGAAGCATAGGATTGTTCTTTTTCGCGCAACAAGTTTTCATTGATTGGTTCATTGTTTTTTAGCTTTATATAAAAAGCTTCCATTGAAGGTACTTTTTCTCTAAGTTCTCTCGGAGAGTATGCCCATTCGCTTACATCAGCTTCCCCCCAGACAACGTCTTTCTTTGGAACAACCATTGAAACAATCTTATACTTGACGCCTTGTTCTCCTTTTAGAACCGCTTCTCCATGCTTTCTTGCATAGTCACGATCTAGAGTAACAAAATCACCAACATGTATTACTTCTTGCTCTGGATCTCCGGTTTTGGGAATCGCTCGATAAACCGTAACAGTATCTTTCCCGTTATTGATAGCTCGGTAAATTGCTTCGCTTTCATATCTAAATGTCTCAAGCAGTCCCTTTGAGTTTCCTTTATTATCTTGTATATCAGATATATCAACAAAAGGCTCATCTGGATATCCAGGGACAGCTCTACCAAAACGATGCAATTCTGGATTTGACAGATCCATCAGGTGTTTTTGTGTTAGCTTTCTTCTAAAATCAGAAACATCTTTTGAATCTTCGGCTATTTTTTTGAGCTTTTCGTAATTTGAAGCATATTCTGGGCTGTTTTCAAATAACGATTCAACTTGCTCTTGCGTTGCAGGTTCAGCAGGTGCATGGGCAGCAATCTCCTCTTCTGTTGCAAGCCCCGCTTTCAGTTTGGCCTGGAAGAAAAGGTCTGGATCGGATGACCACGAAATACCCTCCCACTTCGTAGCAAGGTATGAAAGTTCTTCAATTCTTGCGGATAGGGATACAGTATCACCCACCTTGTAACCATACTTTTCAACAAATCTTGCTCTATCCTTGTCGCCAAGTCGAGCAGCTTGTTTTAAGACACTCAATTCGCCAGTAATTTCGTTCTTTATTGATTCTGCACCCTTGGCAATTTTTACCTGGGCATCAAGAGCGGAAGAATCAGTGCCAAACATTTCAAGTTGCTCAGACTTTGAACCCGATCTGGTCGAAGCGAACATAGCGAGAGCGTTCTTGATTACTTCCGGAGTGTTTGTTTTATCTGAGGCTAGTTTTATTCCGACTGCTTGAAGTCCTTCATCGTTAGGGGCTGCTTCTGCGATTGCTGCTGCTTTGTCTGCTGAGATTCTGTTGGAGTAAAAAAGACTCCGTAGCGCAGGGGAGGCAAACGTGCCAATATAGAATCCAGATTTTGATTTACCCGTGCGTAAAAGGCCTCGTCCTTCTGCTCTTTCGTAAGTGTATTTAACTCGTCCGAAATATTTGGCATAATCCCTCTCCGTTCCTTGATTGTCGCGTATGTTCATCTCTGCGTCAAGAACAGCCATATCATCAAGTGTATAGCCATCTTTTTCATGGAGCACTTGGGCAGGAATTGTCGGGAGATTATTTCTCCTCCAAAGATCAAGCCGGTGCCTACCTGTGACCATGTAATATTTATCATCCAGCGTATGAAAAACAATTATTGGAGGCATTCCAAGAGGTTCTGGCTTTCCCTTTATTGGATTTACTACACCTTCCTTATTGGCTCCTTCTTTGAAATTTGGGAGGTCTGGGTGGAATTGTATCTTGTCAACATCGAAATGTTTCTCGTCTGTGTATTTATATCCCTCATCATCAAGCTTTGTTTGGATTCTCTGTGCACCTTCTCTTTGCAATGTCCCGAGAGAATCTTGTTCCTCAAATTCATCTGACGTTGATTCAGGTATAACGGGGTTTTTGTTGGCTTCCTCCTGCTTCTGAGTAGAAACAACACCAAGAGTTTCTGCTTCATCGGTTTTATTCTCATCTGGAGCCTTTTGCTGTAACGCTACGGAGTTTTCTTTAGGGGGGGCGACATTCTCTTCGGTTTTCGCTTCCGGGGCCGTTGCAGGCTCAATTCCAACAGGATTGAAGAATTTTGGATCATTGGATTCTATCGCATCTTTGACTGCCTTTTGGATCTTGGTGGTCGGTTGGAACAGCATAGTGTATCCATGAAGTTCCGACTTTGCGTTCTTTAGAATTTCGATACCCTGCCGTAATGCTTCATCAGGATTACTCCTTACTTCTTTGCTCCATGAAATAGAGGACACCGTAGCTGTTTTTTCTTGGTCATTCACATTTAGCACAGAAATAATGGTTGCCTTTCTGTTTGCTCCTTCGGCTTGCGTGGTTCCATGGATCTCTACAATTCCAGGTGATGGCTCTGTACTCTTGAATACCATAGGCAGGGGTTGGGGTTCTGGTTTCTCCGCTTGGATTTCTACTGGCTTTGTTTCTGGTGTGATCGGTGTGATTGAAGGCTTGTTTACCTCTGTTTTTACCTCTGCTTTTGCTTCTGGTTTGGCTTCTGCTTGCGTCGCCTTGGTGTCTGCCCATACGGAGAAAGATGCCGGGCCGGCCTGCAGGAGTCCCATGCCAATGACGGATCCCACTGTAGTATCTACCAGGCGTTTCACAATCTCTTCTTTCGATGCCGGGGATAGAGAAGTTCCGTCCAGGCGGTTTGTCATGAGCTTGGCGGACTCAGTAGCCCAAATCTGCAAGCCTTCCTGCAGGTCTTCTTCCAATGTTTCCGATGCGACACTTCCACCCCATTCCAGGAACCATTTCCCTGCGGTGGTATGAGCAATCTTCAAGAGGATCCCAGCTCTTGCGGAAGCATCAGCTACGGAATTCGCACTGGCTTTAACGGCTTCCTTGACGGCGCGAACCTGTGCAACATTGAGACCATTACGCAACGGGGCAAAGAACGTATCTGCCTGAGACATTTCCACAGCAGAGGCAAGACCCTCGTAGGCAGTTGTCCACTTGGCTGCAATGAGCGGATTTATGCTTTGACCTGTAACTGGATCTCTGAATTTTATCATGTCATAAAACGCAGCGCCACCTTCCATTTCTTGAGTATTCTTGCCAACAGCGACGGCGGAAAAGGTAGCTCCTGCCAGCTTGGCGATGGTGGGAACCACTGCGATAAGTGCTCCACCTGCGGCTCCTGCGATTGTTCCTGCCCCTGGAAGCCCTACGGAACCGACAACTGCTCCCTTCGCTGCCCCAAGGAGGGCGGTCGCTCCAATCTGAGCAATCATCCCTGCCGTTGCGCCTTTCAGTAGGCTCTCTGTGTAAGATGGCACAATCTGCATGACGCTCTTCAATGCGTTGACCGGCCAATCTCTTTTAATAACATCATCAGGAGGAAGCTGATATTCCAGCATCTTCACCTGCTGATAGAGAGGGTCCGACATGAGCTCATCCATCGTTTTATACTGACCAGACAAGGCTTTGTTCTTGAGATCGTACGTATACTTTGAGATCTCGCGGTTGATTGTCTGAGCCTTCCATACATTCAGGACGGCTTCAAGACCCGACTTCGGGGATAAGGCCTTGCCGTAGTCTGCTTGCAGGATAGATTCTGTGTTCTCGAACGCTTCAGTGAAACCAATGCCTTTGGTTTTAGCAAGGTAATAGGCTGTGTTGAATCTATCCTCCATCTCAAGAGGATTATCCGACTGCTCAATGGCGTACTTGTATGCTTTGGCTACTTCATCAATTTTCCATTCTTCAACACTGGCACCAGGATATTCCGGAGCGTCATCAACCGGAGCTGTTATCTTCTGAGAGAAGTAGTCCAAAGGGCTTTTTTTCTTTTTAAGCTCTTCTTCCTCTTCCTCGATGGTCTTGAATGTGGCGAATCGTTTTCTAAAGTAGTCCAAGTCTGCCATTATATTCCCCTGTTAGTGGAACGCAGGATAGTCCTGCGTCGCGCTGATTGAATCAGGCTGTACTTTTTCGACTGGCATGGTCTTATCCAGGCTGATTTGCTCTTGAGTTTTTCGATATCGAATGCTGCCATCATTGGTAGCGTATGATTCTACGATTACCCATCTTCCTTGTGCTGTTGTGCCATATTGCCGTTCCCACGGGATCCACGCTTTTACGATTGTTGTATTCCCTGTTTTTACCTCGACAATGGGAAGGGCATCACTTCCGTAGAAGCCGAGATAGAATACAGCTTCATCCCCGGATACCCCGGCATTTCGAAGGGCGGTTTTATCCTTGACTCTGAATTGCACATGACCATTTCCAAATACTTCCCTTGAAGCATTTTTCCCCTCAATCAATACACCTTTTGTGGCGAAAGCATTTATTGTTGAGAGAGTCTTTGCTGACCAAGTTTTCAATACCTCCTCAAACTCTTTATGTATTGGCGTGGAATTTTTTCCATCTGAATTCATGAAAATCTTCCATTTTCCGCTATAGATGCCGGTTAAATAATCCTCTGAGACATCATGTTTTTTTTCCATCAGGTCGAATGTCTTAGATAGATTGATTTTTATGGTGTTATCTCTAACCTGAGCAACAAGAGCTTCTATTGCCTTGGTATCCGGATTGTGATTTGCTGCTATTGCCCTGTCGATAAATGCCCTTGTTTCGACTGAAATAGGCTTTCCAGATTTCTCAAGTTTGATAATCTCATTGTATACTGGTGCCCATATTGGATCCTTAACACTGCTGGTGAATTTTAAGGCAAGACCTTCTGCTTTTCCCCAGTCACCAGACAGAATCATGTCGTCAGCGAATTCCTTTTTAATCTCCTCGAATAATTCAGGTGTTACTGTCTTTGTGATAACCTTTCCTGCCTTATTGGTGTAGGTCACGCTTGTAGACGTCGCCGCCATTGTCTTTGTTTGGTACTCAAGGATGTTTGCAACCCCCTCAAGTATCGTGTATGCGGCGTTTCCAAGTGCTTTCTCGTTTGCTGTTGCTGATGTACCTGCCTCAGCCCGTCGCTCTGCTTCAGCTTTCGCTTCAGTTGCCCTTGCTATTTGTGACAGATCATTATGAAACGAATCACGTTCCTCTGCGGAAAGAAACTGATATTTCGACTTTATTAGTGATTCATCGAGATAGACTGCAGAAGGATCATATTTCGCTACACCCGTCACAACATCCCAGGATCTTGTCCTGGCTTCAATGAGAGCAGTTTTGGCATTTGTTCTCTCCACTTTGTTTGCCTGGTCTGATTTCTGGAAGGTCTGGAGTTTCTCCGCCCAGTATTCCCGGCCCTTTACATCCATCTTCGAGTCTGTAGGGAATACCTTGTTAATCATGGCCATGGAGAGGACTTCTCCAATGGCTTTATATCCCTCAATCGTGTTAGAGCTCACAAGCTCGTTGAACGCGGAAGAGAGGGTGCTTTCCTTCTTGGCGTATTCTTTATCCGTCACGCCGGCATAGAGAACATCGGCAAGCCTCCACGCGCTTGAGAATTCCTCTGGAGCGTCCTTGAAAACTTCGATATACCGGGCCTGGAATCCCAAGTATTCATCTTCAGTCATCCCCTTACCAAGCTCAACCTTGAACTCATCAAGAAGCCTTGACGCTGCTACCTTTCTAGCCTCAACTTGGGCTTTACGTGTATCTTCCGCCTTCTGTTCTTCTGCGGTTCTTGTCCTTTGGCTCTGGATCCATGCGTCATCGGCTTTCTGTCGAGCAACAGCTTGTGCATTGTTTTTATAGGTCTGAACCATAGCCCTTGCCCAGTCTTTATCAGGCAGCGGGGCAGCTTCGATCTCTGCGGAAATTTTCTGCTCATCCTCTTTGGTAAATGATCCATTCTCCACCCATAATGCCCCTGCTTCCCTGATTTTTCTGGAAAGCCTATCGGCGGCGGTGGTCGAATCTAGGTTGTCAGCAGCGTCATCAAATAGCTTTCTTACATTCAATGGAAGCTGTTTTTCATCGAATGACGCGACGAACTCCTTGAACTCGTCGATGCTAACCGGTTTCTGCCCTTCTTTCAGGGTATTCATGGCGGTGGCTTTGGCTATCTGGAACTTCTCAAAAACCTGCTTTGATACCACTCCTCTTTCTGTTTCTTCTTTCTTGTCTGCTGATGAAATAAAAAACCCGTACAATTCGATAGCTTCATCTGGTTCAAGGGACTTGTTTTCCAGGATGGAAACACCATCCGTGGTCTTACCTTCAACAATATCCTTGTAAGCAGCAAGAAACCGCTCTCCCTTTCCTTTAGCCTTCAAGAACTTCACGCTGTCGGCGATGGCGTTCACCGCCAGCTGGTGAGCCTGCGGATCCTTGATCGTAGCAAGGTCGGCATAGGTAAGGAATTTATCATCCCCGATATTTTCTCCGTTGAGCTTCCGCACAAGGTTTAATGCCATTTTTGAGATCATCTTCTGCTCATCATTCCCTGACTTCGCTGCATGGCGGTTCAGAAGGTCGGCTTTCATAGAGAAAGACAGCTTCTTGTCCTTCATAATGTCGTCCTGATTCGCAGTGCCGGATTCTATCTTGGCATAATAATCCCAATATTCCTTCATCCCAACGGATTCAGCTTCATCTCGGTCAAGTAGCTCGGAATACTTCACATAGGCCGCAGGGGAGAGGGAGGCTTTCATGCCCTCAAGGTCTTTTCTTGTAAGAGCCTTTTCCCCATCTCCCAGGACTTCACCGCGCTTTATCTTCTCGTTGACGGCGTAGAGGTCTGCTGCTTTCATAAGAGCTTTGTCGTTCTCGGTTAGGAGTGCACGATCTTTTGACTGCAGCTTCAAGGATGCGAGGTATGATGAGTCGGCGCCTGAAATGTTAAGCCCCCATATTTCATCGTCAGACACAGAATCAGGATCATTTCTAAGTCGTTTTTCAAGACTCGCCCGAGTTGTTTCAGAGATAATATCGGTGAACTTCCAGCGCAACGATTGCAACCTTGCAGTGACAGAAGAATAGGCTTCTCCGAGAATATCCTTGCTTGCCTTGAATGATTTAACCGCAGAATCAAAGTCTTCCACCGTCGCGGTCTTGGCAATGATTTTAGTCTCAAGGCTTGCAAGTATATCTGTAGCGTCGTTGTTTGCCTTTATCGTCGCATCCGTGGTGTTCTTTGTTGTGGTCTGCAAAAAAAGAACCCGAGCCTCCTCTGCTTTTTCAATGGCTGCCCCGCGCTTAATTGCTTCATTGATGTCTTTTATCTGTCCATCAGTAATGTCGAGCATGACAGACACCCATTCTTGGTCATTGTTGTTTTTCTTTATGAGGTTCTTGGCAGCATTGTACTGTCCTTGCAGGTAAGAGAGTGTTGATGCGTCGATCTTCTTATTTTTAGCAAGATTTTCAATATCAGCCCAAGTGATAATCTTGCCAACATTTGATTCACCATTTGCCATTCTGGTAAAGTTTCCCATCCCAATAATGGCATCTACAGCGTCACTTTCTTCATTTCTTGAATAATATTCTCTTAAAATGGTTGATTTCTGTGAATCTGATACATTTTCTGAGGCAAGCAACGTATTTTTATCGGTTTCGGTGAATGAATTTGCGAGAAGTTTATCATAGGCGATAGTAAATTCTTTGTCACCGAGATCTGTTCCGCGAATTCTGACGTATGAAAGAGCCTTTTCAATATCTCCTGTATCTACAGATACGAATTCATCTCCAATTTTATAGGATTCAAATCCTGCGGTGAGTATATACTCACGAGCAGCTGCAGATCCTGATTCCATCATGATTGACTGGGTTTTCTTTATGAACTCGTCAGAAGCTATTTGCTTTAGGTATTTTGTTTGGATCTCCGCTCTCTTCCCTGGTGGTAAGAGGTTTTTCGCTTGCAGGGAATCCAATTCCTCTGTCACGGCGAACATCTTCACATCAACAGGCACCCCCGCTTGCGCCATGATCGCGCCAATCCTCTTTTCTCCATCGGCTACCATCTGTTGCGACCACTTATCAAACTGCATGGAATAAATCGCCTCATGCTGTTTTGTCGCAACCTGGGTGACGTATCCTTCAAGGCTCTTTTTGGCGAGAGGGTTCTTGACCTGCTGGATCTGGGTATCAATGGACTTTTTATAGTCCTCCCATTTCTTCATGTAGCCTTCGTTCGCGCCTGGGGTCCCATGGTCTGGGTCGGTGAGAAGGGAAGTATTGAACTTTTCTATCCCGTCCGCGATGGCAAGGGATTGATTCCTGAACTCGTTGTCAGCTTCGACCTTGTAGATGGTTTCCCCCATCTGCTGGAATGACTGACCGAACTGGCCGATTGCTTGGGCTAATGCTCTCCCGCTATCGCTCATTATCTTTCCCCTCCAAGCAGCCCGTTGGAATAGGCTCCAGTTACTGCACCTGAAGCAGCCCCAGCAACACCAAAGAAATCTGCCAAGCCCCATTTCCAGTTATAGGTATTGTCATCAATAACCTTATCCAGCCAATCATCTTCCAGCTCGGCACCCTTCATGATCTGCTCCTTCTTAAAGTTGTAGAGATTCATGAGCGGAGAATTTTCATTGTACCGGTCTCTCAATGATTGAGCTCTGGTTTTTGATTCTATCCAATTCATTTGACCTACCCCGACAGCTGTATCCCTTTGCCGGTCGATGGAAGATCTGGATGCGTTCACTCTTCTTGCCTGGTCGGAAGAGATGATAGATCCAAGAGTAATATCTCTACGGGCACCTGACATTCCTTCCTGAGCTCCTACCGTTCCTGATTCTTGCGCGGTGGTAGCAAGGAGATCGGCATGTGAGGATTCTGCAGCTAATTGCTCGATGTAGGATTGCTGCATCCCTGCAGTCATTTCACCCAAGGCTCCGCGCTCTATCGCGGTAGCCTGATTCATGTCCGCATCTTTTTGAGCCGCAAGATCAAGATCAAGCATTCCAAGATTGGTTTCTGTCTGGAGTGCAAGTTTATCTTTTTCATAGTTAGCTTTTTCTCTTGCCTCTTGACGTTCGTTCGCCCTGGATAGGATCCCCGCTCCAGCTGATGCGATTGCTCCAATGACAAGAGCTGCAATAAGCAAACCCATCGTTAACCTCCTGTCTTCACGTCGAGAGCTATGGCCAGGACCGATAACGGTAGTCCCTCCTGTTCGATCTGCAGCACCCCTTGAGTGTCCCATCCCCCACCGATTTGGATTTCAACGTCCCCGGAGTAATTCGAGGAGATTGAAGCGGTGGAGAGCGCAGATTCAACCCCGAGCCTGAATGGATACGAGTCTAATACCTTCACCTTCGCCCTGGGGAGCATCTTCTGGCCCATAGGATTGTCCGATACGGGAAGGAGCTTTGTTCGCCCAGTGAATAGCCTTCCTACGAGCACGACTGCATCATTCGGGATTCCTGCCGGAACCGACGCGGCCCCGTCCGTAATGGTGATCGAGTATACGGCCCCGTTATAGACGAGCTTCGCCGACCCGGAGATGTGCGAGACTCCCGATATAGACCCCGCCGAAACGGTCTTTTCAACCCATGAATCCAAATGCTTCCCAGAGAAGAGATCCCCGAGCTTTTCAAGCGACCTCGTTCCTGAACGATTTATGGAAGCGTACAGAGTATCTTTCCCTGATTCCGGGATGACGCACACGCTTTCAATGAGCCCGTTGGTGCAGGAAACCCGGAAGAAGGCCGAGAGCTGCAGCCTTCTATCATGGACGCACCCTATGAGCGTTCCGTCATTCTGCACTGCCCAGATGATTGGAGTTCCTGATGAGGAGTATTCGATCTGTATGACCTCGGTAAGGATATGGTCTGCGAATTGATCCACCCTGTCGGCATTGTAGGATTGCGATTCCTGGGTGAGACCTCGATAGACATATTCCCGCAGTACCTTCTTGTCTGGGCCTACAAAGACGATGGCATCATTAAAAAGGATTGGCTGGATCTTGGCTGAACCGTGGGCGGTTTGCTTCTTGCAAATAAAATTCGTCGCATTCGCTCCTGATGGAATGACTCTCTCTCCGCAGGTAGATCCCAGGATGAGATCGTTTCCCGAGGCAAGCCAAAGGATCGTTTCATTGATGTCGGAGGCGATAGTTTTCTTGTATGCGTTCGATGGTGTGATGATGTCGCGGATGTATTCGACCTGAGTGTATTCTGGGAATGAGCGGTCATGCCATGACGCATAGAGCGTCACAGTCCCTGATTCGGTTGCTGCACGGTCGAGGACAAGGTATGTTAATCCTTTCGATTCTATCCTTGTCACTGTGTCTGGATAATCGTAGGGAATCCCCGGCCCCATGATGGTGTCCCCTACATTCATCGTTTCAAGTTCTTCGGCGGAGATCCCGGAGACTGTCGTGGATCCATTCGTGGTGGTCCCTGTGAAGGCTTTTAATGGTTCTCTGAGCTCTTTTGACGTTGAAACGATGTGTTCATAGTAGGTGAAATTCCCATAATCGAAGGGCTTTGATGCCCATATTGCGTTCGGTTCATTTTCCGTGGATGCAACAAAGAGCCTTCCATCATGGATTGCGATTGTCCTGGGATAGTTACCAGAGCTCTGGAATGGAAGGGTGACGGAGTAATAGAGGGTGGATCCTGTCTTTGAGAGTGTGGGAGCTGCAGATACTACGATGCTCCCTGAGCCCACAGATACGATGGTCGTCCCGGCAGGAATCCCGGTTCCCGATACGGTCTGCCCGGAAGCAAGACCTTTCGTTGTGGGAATGTTCGATACCGTGGTGGATCCTGCTATAAGATCTCCCGAAAACGGCATTGTTGTATTCCCGATGATTTCCAAAGAAGTGAATGTGAATGAATCTGCGCCAGTGTACGAAAGCACCTTGATTGGAGCAAGGCTTGAGACGATATAGATGGAGGCTGAATCCTGAGCATACTGAATGGAAAACGGATCGGTATAGGCGGTCGTGATCTCCACTGGATTCCCGCCAGAGACAAGGAGAGCGCCGTTCTTCCATATCCGGATCTTCGTTGACCTGAATTCCAGGATATAGGCGAGTGAATCAGAGATGATGAATGGGATGAGCCTGACCTTATACGTGCCGATAGTCCCGACATAGCCAAAACCCGGCCTATAGGTGATTCCACCTGGGAAGAAGGGAACGAAATTGGTGACTTCCAATGCTCCCTTATGATAAAGCTCAAGGTCCGGTCTACCCTTGAAGCGGGGTGAGAGTTCCCCTTGTGTGAAATCGGTGAACAGTTTCACGGCTGGCCCCTGTCAAATAATCCAGGGAACCACACTGTCCCCACCTTCTGCCCCTGCCTGCGCTCCCTTATCGACTTTGAAAGAGCCTGGGATACCATCCCTTGCGCTGCTTGGGCAAAAGCGACTTCATTCTCATGGCTTCCGGTGATAGGGAATGAGACCACTGAGGCAACGTGGGTCACAATTGTTTCCTGCAGAAGCTCGTCCCACTTGTCCGGATTCGTTTCATCCGGAACATAGACAAGTACAAGATTCGCAGTATCTGAATATACTCTTTCACCCTCAATCTCTGCAACGACGGTCTTGCCAAACTCGTCAACGAATTCGACTTGATTGATGTAGTCGGCAGGTAGTGGGAAATTGTAGATGAATCCAAGGTAATTCTCTGAAAGTACAGAGGTTTTCACGTTGAAACGGAAGGTCCATACCACGGTTCCATCGGTAACGGTGGATGATGTAGGCCATGTCACTGACCCGGACCCTGAGATTCCTGCCGTTGTGCATTCGTACACGGCATAAATCCCGGAATGGAGCCCAACAACGAGCTCACCTTCAGCGTATTCTGTATCAGCTACTCTCACTTGAGAAGCAAGTTTCTTCCTGGTCTTCACACAGGTCCATGGAGCAAGGCGAAGGATCTGCTTCCGAGCAGAATGGTAGAGATCCTGCATGATGGTGGTGGAAAAATTTGAGCTTGTGGCATGTGCCAGGGTGCCGTCAGATGAGGTGATTTTTTCATTCACATGATTCTTGGCAAGAGCCCTGTTCGCAATATCTATTTCCGTCATACCACGCTCCTATGGAACCGGGAGCCTTTCGGCCCCCGGCGATTGCTCAATACTCTTCCCAGTTTTCAAACTGGAAATTGGCTGGGATCTTTGTTGGTCCTTCAAATTCGACCGTAGAGATTTTGCCACCTCCTCGCTCCTTCACACGGTCTTCACCTACCCAAAGGGTGTTATTCCAGAAGCAGGTGCGGATACAGCGGAATCTCCTCACGGTCTTTTCTGGCACGTCAAACTTGCTTACGGCCATGCTTACCCCCTATTACGCAGAGCGGCTGTGATGTTGCAGGCTGTGAAGTATGTTGATCCAGCCGTAGTGGTAACGAACTTGATCCGCAAGTATCGCTTGAGACCGCTCGGTATTACGGTTTCCTGAACCTTGCCCTTGACAAGATCGGCAGCAGCGAGCCCGGAAAGAGAGATCCCAGACTCAAGTGCTGACGAAAATGCCTCGTCGGCAGAATGTTGGAGGGAGATGGCAAGTCTGCCATCAGATCCGGCAGCGTTAACCGTGGACCAGATTTCGAGAACGATGGGCTCGATGTCCCCTACGTTGGCAGCGCCGGTATCGATCACGTCTGAATACACGGTGCCGGAAGATTTTACGTCCTTCTCTTTGCAGAAGACGTTCTTAACATGAAACGGCATTTATCTTCTCCTTGGAAGAAAGCTGCGGGGAACCCGGAAGGATTCCCCTATTCGATTAGGATACAAGCGACTCGGTGGAGAGCAGCGCATCCATCTTGCGGAACCGGATCTCCCCGAAATGGGTGGTCGGTCTGCCCCATGGATCATCCTTGGTGGCGGTGTAGATCGAGCGGGAAATCATGGTGTACTGCTCAAGGATGGTGAAAACATCCGAGTTCATGTACGCCACGACGGTGCCATTGCCGGGAGGGAGTTTGTTCTTCGCGGTCACAAGGGCTTTGAGAATGTTTTCCGCGGTCGAAGAAGCCGGATTGATGTTGCAGACCCGCTTTATCGCCTTGGAATTCCTAACCGTGATGCCAAAGTGGGCCTTGTAGAAGGTCCGGTACATGGGCAATGTTCCCAGGGTCGAATCCGCTTTAAGGATGGTGACATCCTGTTTACCCCTCCACTCAGCGGAGACTCCGAGACCAGATATTCCCCTCGGGTAGATGAGCTTTGCTTTGTCCTCAGCCCATTTAACGAGGATGATGGAGGTGAGATTTGAACCGGAAGTCTCAACCTTGATTACAGAAGATCCGTCTGCTGTGCTGGGGAATCTTGCGTAGATCCCATCGATATACTCAAGACCGTTGTAGCGCCGCGCATAAAGAAGATCATCCGCCTGAGTCTGTCCCATGCCCTCAAGGAAAGCCTTATCTTCGGAATCGATGAGGGCTTTCTTGTTGGGAGAATGGTCAGCCATATCTGCATCAACATCCGAATAGGCTTCGAGCATTTCGATACCGTCTTCGATCTGCCTGGTCTGGCTAGCTTCTGCAGCGATGGGCTGGCCGTAGATTCTGCGGGTTCCAGTGGGAAGTGTAGCGCGTACAGTGGTGCGGTTTACCGTACCATCAGACGCCTCACCCATGACCGCATCGAGCATCATTTCGTTTGTTTCTGCAAGTGACTCGATGATGAATGTGGTTGACTTATCCCCGAATCGCTTAGCGAGTTCGATGGGAGTCAGTTGATCGTTTAAGGAAAGGGTAGCCATTTTTAGCCCCTATCCTCGGTGAAAATTTAGAGTCCTGGTCTATCAATTCCTGGCTTGTCGCTTCCGCTTCCCTGACCGTACCTTCCACGTCCGCTGGAAGAATCCTCTTGGACAGCCAATCCAACTCTGTAAAAGAGTTTGACCAGCTCCGGATCTGCAAAATACCCTTTCATCTTCGCGGTTTTCACAAATTCCGGTGTGCCGAAGGCTTCAATTCCTCGCTTCACGATAGCATCATTACGCGAAAAATCCTTTCCCCATTCTGCTTTCAGCGCGGATACCATTGACTGGAACGATTGTACACGCTCCTGCTTTCTGGCTTCCTCGGTTTGGGCGAAAAGTTTTGCCGTGGCTTCGTTCGATTCTTTCCATAAGGCTTCAACCTGCGCTTGTGTGAATCCGTGCTTATGAGCGAATTCGCGGAATGCTTTTACTTGGTCTGGATCTGCCTTGACTCTAGCATCTTCTCCGAGTTTGTAATCATCTGGTGTTTTGGGAACTCCGAGCTTTGCATAAAACTCGGCTTTCTCCTCGGGGCTCGCATCCTCTTTCGGTATGCTTACCATCCCACCCATTTTCCCCTCAAGCCCGATTGCCGCTTTGACGACCTCATCCCAGGATTTGAACTTGGACACAAACGCGGTAATCTTCTCATCGGCTCTCGATTCTTTGGGTAGAGCAGAAGCAAATCCGGGCAGCTCTACAGTCGCTTTGCCTCCTGTCGCTTGCTCCGATTTTGCGGCCTGGGCTTCGCCCTGCGACGCAGAAGCGGAACCACTACCGGTTTCATCGAGAAGACCGTCAAGGAAGCTTCCGGCGGCTCCCTCTCCTGCGTCATCGTCCCGGGTGTGGTTGCCTCTTTCGAGACCCGCGCCCTGGTCCATAAGTTCTGGCATCTAAAGCCTCCTATTTACCGCTCGAAAGCAATGTCTCCACAATGGACATAAACCCTCTCGCGTCGTTTAGCCCTATCCGTTCCCGGATAAGGAACGTTGCATAGTTACGCAAAACTGTCCTTTCGCCTTCCGTCTCTGAAAGAAACCCAAGATCCTGCAGGATGGAGAATAAAACCTTCTTCCCCTGCTCTGAACCGAACACGGTGCGATACAGCATCCGTAGCTCGCGTTCCTGCCGTTCCTTGAGCTCTTTTGCCTCGCTCATGCCTGTCGCCCCATAGCTTCAAGCGGTGAGCCATTCTCGGGTCTTTTGCCGAGCTTGTCTGCGTTCGTGGCGAGTCTTTCAGCCGTCGCCATCTGCTCTTGTTTCTGCAGGATCTCTTGCTGCTGCTGGATCCGGTTCTCCCGGATCTTCGCCACGTCTTCTTTCTCCCGGATGACAGAAGCAGGAGCTCCGGCGTTCTCAAGCGATTCCCTGGTGAGAGCATCGAAATCGATGTTATCCAGGGCATCGGGATTCACTTCTCGGATTGCACCGATGTATCCAAAGACCTGTCCGATTCCATCCGTCTTGTAGTATCGCTTCTGGATCTGGGATAGTCGGCCTACGAATTCGATTTTTAGGACTTCGCCTTGCTCGATGGCATCCATGACAGCGCGGGGCGGGGGAGGGAGTAGTCCTGCTCTGCGGAGGAGATTGAATGATCTCCGGACTGCTGGCTGCAGAACATCGAGCTCATAGCGGCCTACAGTCGGACCCAGGAGGGCAACACGTTCTCCAGCAATCTCTATCACTTCCGTCGCAGTTTTGTTCTTGGCTTCGAGCTGCTGTAGCATTTGGTAGATTGGCACGTTGAAATGAGCATCTATGGCCTGCTCTATCCTGTCCTCATTGTCAACAGTTATTGGGTAATTCGCCCCAAGAGGAACTGGTTCAATTTTTTGGTCTCTACGGGTTGTGTATATGTGATACCCAGGCAGGATAAAATCTGATCCCTCAAGCTCCTCGGGGACGATCATGGTAGGATCCGCTATGAGGTTTCCCAAAGCTATCCTGGTCCTGGTCATCTGATTGGCAACGTAGGAATCGTCAATGACTTCAAATCCTGGACATGAGGATCCGTAGACTTCTGCATCCGACTTGTCGTACCGCCAAACGAAATACGGGAATTCCCAGTATCCTCCCACATCTATGATGTGCCGGTTATGATGATCGAACCAGATTGACACGAACGGCATCTTCTTCGACTTGGGACCGGAGGAGAATTGCAGATATCTCTCATCCATTGGCATGACGATATGCCTGATGGTCTGATTGTCAAAAGGCTGGCGCTCCGCCATCTGCTGCCAGGATTGATGCAGATTTTCTACACCGAACCGCTCAGCCATAGATCTGAATGACATATATTCCTCGTCCATGGCGATATCGACTTCTTGGAAGGCATTCTCCGCGTACCACGTCGCTCTCGGGTGCCGCGCCTTGAAAACTATCCGGGCTTGGGCAACGTTCTCTTCTGAATAGATAGAGGCTGTCCCGAGGTTCATCCCATCGGGAATTGCTTCTGCAAGGCTCTCGTAGAATCCGGATCTGGAAAAGTGTGCAAGTAGCGTCCTCTGGCTCGTCTCAAGCCAGTCTTGAACGCCATACATCCCCATAAGCGATTGATCCTCAAAGACAAGCTGCAGCCAATCCGCTCTCCGGTCTGCGGTGTATCCCTGGAAGCCCTTGGATGCGATATGGGATGCTCTCTTGGCTCGGGAGGAATACTTGTGGTCCGGCTTGCGTGATGCGTTCTTGTTGGTGGGAAGGTAGAAGTTTCGCTTTGAGTAGAAGTTGTCCGTCACCTCATCCCATACACTCTCATAGGGCTTTCGATCCTGTTCGAGCGAGGAAATAAGAGATACAAGCTCTTCGATGAGTTTCTCTTTCATATTCCGGGCCTGTCAACCTTGGGTTCATACGGCATGGTCTTTTTCTTTTTCTTCTCGGCCAGCTGTTTCAAGAGCTCTTCCATATCGCCTTCGGGGTTCTGGATCCCCTCGGACTTCGCCATTGCACGGATTGCTTCTTCCCTGGTCATTCCCATGGCGTCAGGGCTCTCCTCCGGAAGATACTCTTCACCTTCTTCGGTCTTCCTTGCCATAAAGCCTGCGATGTCGGATTGTGTAGTTTCAGGGCTTTCGTCACCGAGTACGTCTGCGATATAGGACCTGTCGCCTGCTGGCTGCTGCTTTTTATTATCCTTCATCCCGCCCTCCTAGGAAAGTGGCCCGACTTGGGTTTCCCCTCACGGGCCTGTTCGGCTTGTGGTTGGTGATGAACCTGTCCAAGGATAGAAGAAACAGAATAAAAACTTTTACTCAAGAGAATTGAAAAGAATCCTTAAAATAATGATTTCAAATATTTTTTCGAGATAAAAGTATTCAATGTTGTTGTAGGATTAGGAGATCTTGAGTAAATGCAACAAAGATTAACGCAATCCGTATGTCATTGGATCGTACTTTGGCCTTGTGTTTACGGCTCTCATCTTTGCAGGTCGTCGCAAAATTTTCGGGTTACACACATATTCTGACATAACACCATATCGTGTCGAATCATAGCTATGATCCTCTCCCTCGGTGTCCACGTCCTCCGGATTTCTCGGATCTGCTGAAAGGTATGGAACTGTCCTTAACCAGTTTGTGCAGTTCTCCATAACGAGGAACATTGGCCTACCATCATGTCCTTTGGCCATCATGAGGTCGTGCAGAGCTTGGAGTCCGTTCTTGCGGTCGTTTTCGCCCTTTACCATCTCAAAACCTGCAGCTTCGAAGGTTTCCGCGATAGATGCGGTTTCGTCGTTCTTCGACCAACAGGCAGGATCTGCGACCATGACGGTGACTCCATCATCAAGGGACATCTCCCATGCTTTCTTGGCGACTTCCTTTGCACCCATCCGAAGCCCTTCGTTTGGGTTCCCGGTGGATCCGTACCATTCCTTGTAAACAATCACTCTGCCATCTTCATTGACAGCAAACCAGTTGATCGAAAATGGCCGGGCGAAGCCCCAGTCCATAGCACAGAAGCGATACCATGATTGATCAAGGGATACTCTCGGTATCACATGAGTGTCACGAGAGAACTCTGAGAGAACTTGGCCGACGATGATATCCCAGTCTCCCCAGCGGAGAGCTTTTACCAGGTGGGGCTGATAGGTGAGCAGGCGCTTTTCGTAGTCTGGATCGTTCTGCATGAGGATCTGATTATCCTCAAGACGACTCGGGATAAAAGTCCTAGATAGCCCAGTCTTAGGGTCGATATAATAGTCAAACGGCGGGCATACATCGATGAATCGAGCTTTTACCCATCCATGCCCCGGCCTACCAGGATTGCCTGACGACCGGATTCGACACGGAGCACCCATTGCGGACCGGCAGCATCCAATCATGAATTCATAGGGTCCTGGAGTTATATGCTCAGTAAGCTCGTCGAAAGCAATCCAAGGATATTGATGTCCATTGTATTCTCCTACGTCCTGCATGGATTTAAGGTTTCTCAAGCGCAATGTAGCATATCCAGGGTATTTGGCATGAGGGGCAGGAAGATACCATGTCCTTTGATCTCCTCCCTTATACTCAGCACCAGGGATTTTCCCGAAGATCTGATGTGAGCGATTTACTATCTCTTCGAGCTCTTTGTATTCTCTTCGAAATAAGACACCTCGCCACGCCTCACCCCAGTATTCGTAGTCGGTTGTGAAATCGGCAAGGAGGAAATCGCTCTTCCCGCCACCCTTTGCGCCCCCGAAGAAGAGCTCAAAGGCGGGGGAGGAAAGGGCGACTGCTTGTCTTGGTTGAGGCCACCAGATGAGATTGTCTTGTAAAACTCCTGCCATTCTTCTACCGTCCTTCGTTGCACAATGAAAATCTTTGGCGAAAGCGCATCGCCGGGGTTCAGGTTGACATCCACTTTCTTTACCGGCTCGTTGATAATCTGGGCATAGTCCTTGAGCATCGAGAGGGCTTTGTCCCTATCTGCCAGCTTGTAGACAACGTGCTCTCCGCCATCTTTATCCACCCGGATATCAATGCCATCGATCACGCAGGAAAGACCATTCTTTTTCAGGTTACCCATGGTATCAACAAGTCGCCCGTCAGCATCAAGGATGTCCGTGATATCATAAAATGCCCTTGTTATCCACATTTTAACAACACGGATCTCAAGAGTAGCTTTCTCCTCTCCCAGGCATTCCTTGAGCTTCTTGGCGAAATGCTCCTGAAAAGCAGGAAGGCGTAAAAGCCTAAAAACCGCTGAACGCGCAGACTTTTCCGAACACTTATACACTTCCCTATAAACCATCTCCTGATTTCGCAGATTGTTTTCAAGGAATAGCTTAATGAAAGCATCCCAACGAACTCTTGTTGCGTCATATCGTTTTTGCGGAAGTCTTTTCCGAGTCTCTTTCCTAGGTTTCTTGGTAGATTCTGAATTTTTTGCCATACTGATCCTTTGAAACCATATCAATGCCATGTCTACGCTTAAATAAATGCACTTTGACCAGGTCATAAGATACACCAAGATATTCTGCCGCGCTTACCATGGTGTCAAAGTAAAACTTGACTCCCGTATCATAACAAACGATAAAGCATGAAACCTTTTTTCCCCTTACTCTTTTTTCCCTTATCACAGGCTTGGTTGTAGTAATCTGCATGGAAGTAATGCAAAGATACCTTGGAAAAGAATTGTCTTTATCGCTAGGCTCTGGGTACCTCATTTTTTACTCCTTCTCGGAACCAGAAAATCCCGTCATGTCGGGTCATAGGGAACCTCCACGCTTCGGTGACTCGCCAGCCTTGCAGCTTGGTCATTGCTCACCTCCTTATTGACATCTCATACCGTGTCTTGGCGTGGCTTTCGTCCAGCTCTGGATGCGGGTCTCCGAACAGCTCCAACAGTCGCGCCCAAAGTCCCTTTATTGAAATAACACTATCTTTTTCTATCATTTTTTGACTCTCGCTTTTCTGCCCTTGTTACATAAGTTGTCGCTCATCCCAGCCTCCTATCGATGTACTCAATCATCTGCACCGAGACGGCGGCGACCTGAATCAACTCTTCCCTCTGGCGACAAAGATCACGCTCTGCGAAGTCTTTGCAGAACTCTTCAAAGAGGATGTCGAACCATGTAATGGTTCCTTCTTTCACGGCAGTATCGCAGCTCTTCTTCGCATCTTTAGCGAGAGCGGTGTAAATCCAATGGTGCGTATTAGTGTTCATTGGGTGATTCTGGACTCCCCATTTCTCTTCCTGCCTACGGCGTTCTGCTTCTATCTCCGCATAAATAATCATCCTGCTCATTGCTTCGCCCCCATAAATTTTTGTAATACTTTTACAAAGATTATACTAAAATTAGCTATTTTTTCGCTCATTCTTCTTGATTCCTTCGACGATCTTCTTCGTCACCATATCCCTGGGGGTTGGGTTGTTTCCGGTATGGAATTCATCCAGACCGCGAATCTTGTATTCTCGTTCGAGGACTTTGTATTCGATGTCCTCAAGGGTAATAGTTACTTGGACCATAGGTTCACTCCTTGAATTTCTTGTTCATAGCTTTGAAGGTTTTTATCTTCTCTATCAAAACTTCGCGGGGCGTATTCCGTTCTCCGTTCATCCTGGCAAGGCTCTCGAGATCCTTAACATTTTCCTCACCTATATCCTCAACAAGGTACCATCGAAACTTAAAAGGCTCTCCTCCACGTGGACCATTGCATCCGCGACACTGTGGCCTGGAATTCCGCAGATCCCATCTAACAGCGTAATACCTTCTGGAAATGAAATGCCCCCACTGAATATCCTTCGTCTCGTAAAGGTTCTTACAGGTGTAGCACCTCGAAATACCAGGTGCTACCTCAAAGGTCTTTTTGATATAGATTGCTACTTCCTTGTCTAGTCTGTGAACCAAGGTTTGGTAATCCAACTCATCAAGTTTACGAGATTTCTTTGGGGTTTTTGTATAATAAGTTCTTTTGTAACTCATTTGTTATTTTTCCTTTCAATGACCAAAACCACAGAGACTACCGCAAGAAGAAAGAAAAGCAAGAAAAATACCACGAAAACCAAGATATTCAGTATTGTTGTCATGATTCTACCGCCTTAATTTTTGCGAACATGGCCTTTATCATTTGATCCTTTGATGAGCAAGCATAATTGTCGCCGGGCCGCATCAAAGACGGCCCCGGCGACTTTCCATCGTCGCTCATTGAATTGGCTCTAATTATTTGATTAACTAACTCATTAACTAATTGGGGTGAATCCTCATTGAGCTTTCCGGTAGTATTCAATGAGTCCTCAATGAATGGCGGTATTGATGATTTAGTCGGATGCTGTATCTGCTGATACGACCGCCATTTATGAAGCTGGTAGTAGATCTGGCCGTTGATTTCATAGAACTTTGTCCGGGTAAACGACTCAACCTCTTCCTTGAGTTTTTCGACCTTGCCGATAGTGATATCGTCAGAGGGGAAAATAGCCGCTTTTAGGCTCTTTGCGGATCCATTCCCTCGTCCTTCATCGTCGGCTCTCGAAATTAAGCCAATGAAAAGTAGCCGTGCACCCCACGACAATTCCATAAAACCCGCATCTGTCCAGATGTCCGGATTTACCATTCTTTTGCGCGCCATTATGCACGCTCCCTATATCGTCTAATCTCAAAAGCATTTTTTAGATCGGGCTCTTTTTCCATGATGAGCCTTGAATAGCGGGATCTGAAATCATTGTTTAGGTAGTATTCCTCCCCGTCTGGGAGAACATGGGCTTCATCGTACCTATCCCGGAGAATCGCATAGAGAAAGTCGATAGATAGCTTTCTATTTGGTCTTCCTATGCGTTTCATCCTGGCAAGCTGCACGAGGTTTCGATACACATGAGGATTGGCCTCATGGAACCGTGCGAATCTATCAGCTATCGATCCAGGTTCTCTTGTAATCTCAATGTTTGGAATCAATTCAAGCTGCATATACTCTCCTAAAATCCACGCAACTGCGCGTAGTCTGCTGCCGCCATCAGGTAAAAAAGAGCGATGACTAGAAAGAACATGATAGTGGTGATGGTGTAGGCGATAAGCCGTACAAGAATGTTTCTTGCCCAGAACAACCGAATTTTCTTTTTAAGCCATCGCATCTTTTTCATCAGAAGATCTCCATATCCTGGTCTTTCTTCTCTCCGTAGGCCGGAGGAGTATCGACGGTATGTTCAACGGTTGCCACTCCCTTGAACATTTCAGCGACTTGATTTTTCCCCTTGATCTTCTCCGCAGCCTTCTTCGCCACATCGGTGACGGAAGGCTTTTCCTCCTGCTTCGCTTTCTGCTTTTCCTCGGGCTCAAAGTAGTCTTCCACGGTCGCCATGCCGTCCTTGATGGACTGGTAGATCTTTCGCAGGGAGAGATATTCCGGCCCATTTAGGGTATCGAGCCGGTGGCGGAGTCTCTTTTCGAGCTGCAGGCGGGAGACTCCCAGTGCGGAGAATCCTTCGACCATTTTGGGAACCCTTTCCTGGACATCGCCCAGTTTGTCTTGCAGGGTAGCAGCGCATTCCGCCACGGCGGTGTCCACTACATCCCCAGGGATGATCCGCAAGATGCAGGCCCGGACCCGGCGAGAGCCCTGGTTGGCTGTGAGCTCGTACACATCCCTTTCGTCGGAGAGGCTCTTTCCGCCTTGCCTTGTGTCTCGGATATGCCGAACCTTGAATTCTTGTCGCGCCATCACGTTGGTTTCGAGATCCCAGGCGTAGGCCAACATGGACGACTCGTTACCCGTCCTATCCACTTCTACCGTCCCAAAAGAGACGTTGCCCCAGTTCCGTGCGATGGTTTCCGCAAGGCGGATACTTGGTCCTTCGACCATCGCCCCGCCCCGAGGGAAGGAATACTGCGCCTGCTCCGCTAAAGAGGGACGCCTGCATTCCGCAAGGATTCGATCCATGGCTACCACGGGATCTCTGGGAAACTTCTTGGCCATGACGATCTGGCCTTGAACTTCCGCGATTGCGCGGGAGGATTCTATTTCCACTTCCGCTGGTTTTGCTGGAAGATTGCCGAATGGATTGTCCATCACGATTCTCCTTGCCCCGATACGGGGCTTTCGCTTGGCGCTACGGGGTTTTCACCCTGTAGGCCGTAGATTTTCTCCATCTCGCGCTTCTGCGCCTCTCCAAGGGGATATTTCTTCATGTGGCTCTTGGTGCAGTAGGTGAGGAGAGTCTTGACTGCCACGGAACCTTTCTCCGATATGAAGCCCTTTGCTCGGGCATACATCAGATGTTCCTTGAATTCCTGGTCCGAAAGATCGATGACGACTCTCATGCTACATCCTTCGCACCCTTGAGGACGCGGAATTGCCTGTATTCGGAGGTTCTCTTGAACTGGCTTGCGATGTCGGGGTAGGATGCTTCGAGAGCCTTGGTGTCGAGTGTGGTTTTTGACTGGACCTTCCAGCTCACAACTGGAATCCCGCCTACAGTGAGCGTGTCGCCAAGGTTTTCTAGTTTCTTCTGCAGGGCGAGTTCCAGCTCGTCCTGCCTTCCTTCCAAAACCTTGATCTCTTCCTTTATGGAAAGAAGGTCTTTCACGATCCCCTTTTCCTCGTCCCCGCCGATCACGATTTCCCCTACGGGCTTGCGCCACATCTGGCGGGCTTCCTCAGTAGAAGATGGTTCTGGTGGGGTAAAGGTTTTAACCTTAGTCCAAAAGTCGTCAAGGATGATCTCTAAGTTGGCGATGAGGGCTTCGTTCCTTTCGATGCGGAAACACTGGAATGTGTTTCCCCCGAAGAGGACCGCGATATACGCAAAGCTCTCTCCAGTGACAAGAAGCTGGTGCTGCACCTGGGCCATGTAGTGATCAGGAACGCCATCATCCCAATCCGACTTGCGCGAAGCGTCGGCGGTCTTGCACTCAAGGATTCCGCCGCCGACAATACGGCGGTCAATCTGGGCTACAAGATAGGGTTTTCGCTTTAAGATCTGCCGCTGGTTAACCCTCCGAACCTTGAACCCCGTCCGAGACATGAATTCCCGGGCGACAATGTCTTCCAGGAGAATTCCGAAGCGGACCCGCTCTACCTCTGACAGGTCGGGTGGGGCGGCTTGCCCGGTCTTCTCCATCCATAGTTGATATGGTGTCTTCCATGGGGAGATGCCCATCACCACGGGCGCATCGCTTCCACCCAGGAAAGTGCGCCGATCATTGAGATCTGCTGTGATCTCATCGTTCGATGGGAGCTGTACAAGCTCCACCTCATCAAATTCATCACCACGATCCATTTGGATCCTCCTTTATTTCCTTGCAGGGATTGATTCCCTGCGAGTTTTCTTGAGCCATCGTTCGACCTCATCCTTGTCGATAAGGGTGAGTCTCCCATTCTTGTAGGTGCCAAACTTCCGCTGTCCGATTCTCCGGTACAGGGTGTTCCTTGACATTTTGTAGAGGGAACAAGCCTCTTGGACGGAAATGAGATTCATGCCGTCACCTCTTTGGCTTTCTCGGGGATAAGGATTAGCTTATCCCCCTCGGCATAGAATCTTATTACGTCCCCCACCTTAATTCCCTGCTCATCAATGAAGACCGGTGGAATGCTTACCACCTGCCCCCGGTCCCCATTCCGCCGGATCTTGTATTTCTTAATAAGTTCCATATTATGTCCTCCTAAACCACCCTTGATGATATTATCGGCTTATTTAGACATAATGTCAAGCAAAAAAAGTGTTGAAATAAACATTTTTAGTATTACAATATTGTATATGGACTTCTTTGATAGAGTGAAGGAACGCGCTCATCTGATGGGTAGAAATATTTCTGATGTTGTCCAGTCGGCAAATATCAGCTTAAACACCTATAATACACTTAGAAAATGTAATAACTATCTCAGAGCTGATGATGCAGTTAGGCTTGCAAAAGAATTAGATACAACGGTTGAATGGCTTGTGAGTGGAGTTAGTTTGCCAATAACCCCTGAAAGGCTAAGCGACTTATGTAGTGATCTACTCCTTTTACCAAGTGAAGATCTTGATGAAATTCAAGCCCTCGTATCTGTTAAAGCAGACAGAATTAGAAAAAAGAGAACCCAATCAGAAGAAAACCAGATACACTCATCCGCATAGATTGTCGGATAATGTAATACCTTTTGTAATAGGATCATGGAGGTAAGGTATAATGGAAGGTGAAAAGATTAAAAGAAGGTGGGGTCTTGCAATCCTTGGATGGCTTGGAATCTGTGTGCTTTCAATTCTGATAACTTATCTATACTACGATATTAAGTATTCACTTCTTAGTACAAAACTTGGTGTAGAGATAAAACCGAGTTCCTATCCTGCTCCGTGGTGGATCCAGCTTCCAACCTTTTACGGATTCTATGCCGTTTGGAAAAGCTGCATTTCAAGAAAGTCTATAGCTGAAAAAAAAGAGCAGCAGGATCGCGGTACACTGTGACGTTTTCTAGTATTGTCTATGAAACGCAGTGGTACATAAAGATACAGTAATTATTGATATAGAAAATAGTTGTGAAATAATTCCTTTTTATATAGTGGTTTAGAAGGTAGTTTCCCCGGCCTCCTAAGCAGCAGGTCGGCCGTTCGAATCGGCCCTGGGCCATTATATTATAAAGAATTAGTTTTCAAACCTCCATGAAGTATGACAAAAGTATGGCAAAAATCATATGGAGGTATTTTATATGAAAGATTTCTATACAGAAAAACGAGGCAAGATTTATTATTTCCGATTCAAAGATCCTTTAACCGGCAAAATACTCCCTGCACGATCAAGCGGTCAGAAGAACCGGGACTTGGCAATAAAATGGGCGGCTTTTGAATATGAAAAGCTCAAATCGCAGGCAGGCATGCCGACAGGAAGATTCGGCGATTGGGCAGATCTTTTCTTTAAGAAAGACTGTCCTCATATCACCCGGCTCTTAAACCAAGGCAAAAGCTATGCGGAATCTACGAAAGAGGACAATCGTCAGTATGTCGATGATTTCCTGCTTAAAGACCCCATATCCCGGATGAAGCTTGGCGAAATAGGGCGGGGGGACGTTATCGACCTCCAGGACCGGATCGTCAAGGCATACGGAAGAACCAGAACAGCCCAACGCATCTACCAGACTTTCCATATTATCATGAATGAAGCCGTTATCCGGGGAAAACTGGCATCGAACCCTTGCAATGGAATTGCCAAGATATCCTACCAGCCGAAGGTGCGAAAGCCGCTTACCAAAGCAGAGCTCGACAAATTTCTCGATCCCAAGCATTGGCCTAATCGGACCCATTGGCTCATGACCATGGCGGCGCGGTACACGGGGCTTCGTGCAGGCGAAATCCGGGCGCTGTTCTGGGAGCACTTGAACCCCGAAGAAGGCACCATCATGGTTCTGCAGAATCTTCCGCAAAATGTATCGTTAGAAGAGCTCACGACGCCCAAATGGGGGAAAACGCGCAAAGCAGTCTATCCAAAGCAGCTCCAATTGCTCCTTGAGAAGGAACGAAAACCAAGCGGCCTTGTTTTCCAGAACCAGGACGGCTCAGCCATTGATTACTGGGCATGGCATGATTCAGTGAAGCACGCACGGAAAGCTTCAAACATAACCCATGCCGGGGTCCATGCCTTGCGTCACTCCCTGGATACCATTCTTGCGGAAAATGGCATCAACCAGGAAGTCCGCAAAGCCATCTTCGGCTGGACGAATTCCAAGACCGAGCAAATCTACAACCATCCCGAACTGTACGATGTCGGCAAGCTCTCCAGAAAGATCCACAAAGTGCTGAAAAGCGGCAATTCTTCCAAGGGC